CTGATGATAACTGGTTAAGAGCTATGTTTGATGTTGGTAACGATTCTTCAGAGATTGTTGATAATGCCACTGATACTAATGATGATTTACCTTATGACCAGGTTAACTATCCTGGTGGGGAGACTATTACTCCTACTGAACAGTTACATGATATTACATGGATTACAGGGACGACTATTGGTGGGAAAACGTCTATTCCCGGTTCGAATTTTAAATGTGGTTTAATTCGGGTTGATACACAATTAACAGGGCAGACCTATGAAGAGGCAGGTGCCTTGTTTGTTCATCTTGTTCCCGGTAGTCATCGGGGATATCTTGCGGAGCGATTAACATGAGTGTTGTTCCACAACCTAAAGAAGCAATATTGGCTAGTGCTAAAGTTGCTTATCTGGTTCAACTGATTAAGGACAACCAGCTGGTGACAGCGTTGTTAGTTTTCGTTGCCTGGCAGGTCGGCTTAATTGCCGATGCGCAGGCAGCAGTTGCAGGAGTGTGTTGAAATGTCGGTAAAATACGGAAAGATATTTGTTTGTAAGACTGGAAAGTATAAAGGAAAAAAAGTTAAGTATTCTTATGCTAATGGAAGAAAATCATCTAAGAAGATGGTTCTTCATCGCCCTCGTAGGCGCTATTGATGATTCCGTTAACTCCTGGGGGAATTCTTTGGGCGGGAGTTATTACTCCTCAAGTAGATCCTGTTGTAGAGAGTATGTTGCCAGAAGAATATGGTTTTACTTGGGATTTGACTAAGTTTTCATCAACGGTTTTTAGTGATTATTTGTTTGCTGATTTGGTTTCTAAATTTATGTTTCATGAGCAGTATACATTAACTCTTAGTCAGGAAATTAGGATGCGTATGTGGGTTAGAGCATGGCAACAGGCAGGTCGTTTTGCTGTGGCTGCTGCTCCTGTAGCTTCTGTTGTAGCTATTTCGGCCGTGTTTGGATATTATGCCGCAGAGGCCGGAGGTTTTGATAAGATGGTAGGTGTTACTTCTTCAGGAGATCCATCTATTATTCAAGGTGTGTTTAATCGTTGGACTAGAAAATTATGATCATAGGTGTCGGCTCAGCCTGTGGGTATTTCCCCATCCGGGCCAACCTACCACTCTACTCCTTGGTGCGAGAGGATGCTTGCCATCCGATGCGGTGAGTGGGTGTTCAATTGAACATCGTTCCAAAGGTTCCTCTGTTTCTTCCATCAATTTGTGTATCTTTTTTTACATAATTGATACAATAGTTGATTGCGTCTTTAGTATCACATTTTTTTAATTGTCCGTTAGGATGCCTGGGTACACTTACAAAAATTCTACCCAGGTTAATCCCATTTACTCCGGCAACGTATTCATTTAGTTTTTTGACCGGGAGTTGTTTGTTACAAAGTAATACAATGTGGAGGTGAGGATTTACTTTTACTAAACCGTTGTCTTGTACGTCTAATGTGTTCTCGAAGAACCACATTCCTCCATCAACTGATTTTTTCCAAATCTGTCTTTTTCTTAAAAGGTTGAAGTTTGAGACTATGTCTTTCCGGTACTCCTGGATGACATTGTCAAGCTCATCTACAGGATGGTGTTTAACTCCGCCTTGACTAATCGTAATCATCCTGATAAAGCAATGTCTTTTACGATTGAATTTAAGCTTGAGTTTTTTCTTCCAATCTTTAGTACGGATAAAACGTTTGACAATCTTTCCATGTTTGGAACACCTATTTGGTCGACAGCCGAAGGCTTTCATGAGGTGTTTGTCATTCTGGCAGAGAATCTCTCCTGGTACAGCTATATCTGAGAGAGGATCTCCTCTATATTCGTCTTGACAATTATGCCAGATAGAACAGCAGGTTTCTGACCATTCCCAGGGGATGGCAGAAATCTGCTCTTTACCTTGTATAGTAGCCCCTAAGTGGCAACGCACACGTGGGGCGTTCAAGTCCTTCCAGGAGGCGTATGAAATACTCTTCAAATCTTTTAGATATACGCCCGACCAGTCCAACGGATCTAATTCCATGACTGGTCGTGATGGACTTGAGGTATTTGGTCCTGATGGGACCGTAACTATTTTGGGCCGACTTTTCACTGGGTTTGGTATGGCTCGCAGACGGAAGCAGAGTAGAAGTTCAAAATTAGATAGTGTTATGACTATGGTTTTTCCAATTGAGATGGTAGAATCGGGAGTGAACCAAACCAATTTCATCGATATCTCACAGTGTGCAAGTATTCTGAACCGCCGTTTTTATCGGCAAGGATTGGAATGGGCGGTAGCAGGTTTTACTTTTGTGTCTACTCCAGGTGTAGTTGGAAGTATGAGCATTTCAAAATTGCCTGATACGTGGATGTCTGACAACGGTTATACTAAAGCATATCATGCTTGGAAACGTCAGCAAGATGATGCTATTGAAGAGGCAGGTGCGGAATCTGCTGTTGCTAAGTTTAGAGATTTTAAAATTTCAATGTCTCCAGATCATGTTGATAATGCGTTTACTGGTAATATGTTACCTTTAGGTTTTACAGCAGGTGTGAATACAGGTGAATGGGAACGTTCCAAGATTGTAGTTCCAAATATTACTCCAGATGCTTCAGGGTCTGAAGTAGATCCGGGAGAGTTTGTCTTGCATATGTGTGGTGTTAATGACTATGCTCCAGCAGGTGCTCAGCACTCACGAGGAATTATTGAGGGATATGCTGATTCTAGAGCTTACCCTCATTCTCCTGACCCGGTTAGTCCGGCGCTTGATTCTGATGATAACTGGTTAAGAGCTATGTTTGATGTTGGTAACGATTCTTCAGAGATTGTTGATAATGCCACTGATACTAATGATGATTTACC